GCGCCGCCTGGACGTTAGCGGGAAAATCTCCGTCAGTGATTTGCGTCCACGCGCCTCCTTCCGGGAAAAACCATCCCTCGGTAGCCGCCGAGCCGCTGTCTTTCAGCATCGCGGTAAGATTCGCGGTGCCGCTTATCAGGGTCTCGCCCATGGAATAGCAGTCAGTGGTATTGCTGATGTCTCCACCTATCTGATTGCCGCCCCAGTCGAAAAACATCATCGATGTGCCGGTGGATTTAAGATAAGAAAAAATTGCGGTTGGATCTCCGGCGGCGTAACTGGTCCATACGATTGACCCAGACTTCCCGACTGCGCTGGCTTGAACCTCGGACGCCACGGCTAATCCGGGCCTCTTATTGAGCGTCACACTGGGCTTAGAGGTGAGCTGATTGGTGACGACAATCGGATAGCAGTTGATGAATCTTTGGTCCTTCGTGTCCGATATGGCGGCGCCAAAGTTCCGGTTAGTGAGCGATCCAATCAGCGGAAATCGTGCTACCTTCACGGCGAGGAGGCTCCATGAAACGAATTGTTGCTGCGGTTGCGTTGGCTATTCCCGTATTGGCTTACGGCCAAACTCGCTACTTCCCTGGCGGAGCTGCACCACGCCAGTTTCCAAGCGAGCCGCCGAAAGTCACCGAGCCGCGCATTGAAAAGACCGTCGTCCCGGCGACCGGCTCTATGCCGGTAAAGACGGCCCCGACCACTGGGACCATGCCGATAACGCCCGCTCCCGTCATCGGTTCCATGAGAATTGAGCCGCTCCCCGACATCTGGACGCAAGAAACCTGCCGCCTCGGCCTCGAGGACAAGGTGATCTGCGCGCTGCGCGGTTACTAGCATTTTCTAGGGGCCGGTGAATATATTTGAGCGCCGCCCGGCCACCACGCCTACGTCCATCTGCATCACTACGTCGGGCAGGTTCACCCCCTTCACCGCGGCCTTCGAGTCGCGCGCCATCTTCGCAAGCTCGGCCGATACCGGCGTCTGACCAGCCGCCAGGTGAATGGCGAAGTTCGTCTCCAGGAATAGCTGGTAGCCAGGCGGCAGCGACACGTTGTGCGTGAGCGTCGAGACTGACCCCAGTTGCCGCCACGAATTGATGTGCAGCTCCAAGCCCCCAGATGACGCCGGGTAGAGATACAGCGTCCCGGTTGAAGTCGCGCTGAATCCCGAGTCGTAGAAAATCTGCGTCGGCACGGTGTAGCCGGCGTTCTTGTCCACGATGCGCCCGTACTCGACCGTGCCGATGATCTGTAGCGGCGTGTCGTAGCCCGAGGCGTCGCGCACGAAACAGGGGTCCACCAGCCGCACCGGCCGCGGCACCGCGAACGCCCCGTTCGTCCCGATGGTCAGGCTCACGGTGGACGCAGCAAAGGTCGTCACGTCCTCGGTGATGTGATACGCGAGCAGCCGCTCGTTGGCGGTCGCATCCAGAAACGTATTGAACTCAGCCAGGCACTCGGTCTGCTCGGCGCTGGAGAGCGTGTCGCCGCGAGCCTTCTCCCCGATCAGCCGCATACTGCGCAGGATCATTGTGCTGACCGAGGCCATGACGCTTTACTCCCTGTAGACGATACCGATCCCGAAAATAGGACGCTTGTGGCTGATGCACTCCTCTACGCGATACTCCCCTGTGGCCTTCAGCTCGGCCCAGAATCGCGCACACCCTTCTACCGGACCTCCGATGTCATGAAAAGCGACCGTCTTGCACATCGGCCCGTAGCTCTCCCAGTCCTTCTTCACGCCGGCGTAGGAGTGGTCCCCGTCGATGAACCCGAAGTCGAACGGCGCAAGCTCGCGAACGGCCTCCACCACCTCGGCGTCGTGGCTGTCTCCCACGAAGAGATCGACTCTGGCGCCCAGGAGGCCGAGCTTGCGGCAGACATCCTTCAGCGTGGCCTGCGGGTTGAGGCACTGCGGCGTCGCATCCACCGGCAGATCGACGCTCACGATCCGGGCGCCCTTGTTCAGCACGGAGGCCATGCGCTTTAGCGTGCCCCCGAAGCTCGAGCCGACCTCAAGTAGCGAATTCTTTCCCTTGATGTGGCCGATCATCCACTGGAGCTCCTCCTCCCGCTGCGGACAGGAGTAGTGGAATAGCAACTCCATCAGCTTCCTGTTTTCGCCCCACTCGTAGGCTTCACAGCTGCGAAGCCGCTGGGGAAGCTCGTAGAACCGCAGCGCCTTCCTGACCATCGCCGCTTCTGGCGGGTTCTCCATTAGCGATGCGATCTTCATTATCTCGTCAAGCGTAAGCGGTCCCTGGTTGAACTCGTTCACCACTGGGCGCACCTGGGCTACGAAGGAGCGCTCCAACTCCTGCAGCACCGCGCTCACGCTGCCGCCTGCTGTTGGACCTGCTTCTTCAGGAACTTGTCGAAGTTGCCGCCGAAGTCCTTGTAGCCCCAGTGAACGATGTCCACGTTCGGGTAGATCATCATCTTTGCGCCCATCTCCCGAAGGCGTTTGGAAAAGGCATGGTCTTTGCCGTAAAACTTGTGGTCGATCTTCTCGGCGATGAAGAACTCGGTGAACTTGTGGTCGGGCTCCTGCGGATCGGTGGAGGGCTCGACGTACCAGAGGTCCGGGTAGTGCTCGCGAAAGCGCTCGAGGAGGCTGCGCTTGATGCGCAGGAACCCGCCGGCCAGCACCGCGGCCTCGATGAGGGCGCTGCCGTCCTCGAGCGGCCGGCCGTGCATCTCCTGCACGTCGCCGTTGACGTGCATCTTCGGGATGCTCGTCCAGCGGTCCCATGCGTTCTTCACCGGGTAGGTGCCGCCCACAACCTCGTCAGGCAGCATGCACATCTTCACGAACGCTTCGGGGCTCCACGACATATCAGAGTCTATGAAGAAGAGATCCGTCGCCTCGGGGTCGCGCAGGAACATGTCGCACATCGTGTTACGCGCCCTGTGGACGTAGGAATCACCGGCCAGTTCGAGGAATCGCCAGTCGATGCCAACCGCGGTCAGGAGCCTGATCGTGTTCGCAAGCGACGTGATGTACGGGCTGAACGCCTTCACCTCGTAGAAGGGCGTGGCGATGATGACCTTCATCAGCTTGCGGTAGAAGCGCTTGCGAGCCGCGTGGTAGAGCCAGGGCAGCTCGCGAGCCCGCGCCGTATCGAGCAGCGAATCGTTCTTTCCGTGAATGCGCGTGTGGGTAAGCGGCTCCTCGATCACGCGGATGTTCTCGCGCTGCAGGAGCTTCAGGTACACCTGGTAGTCGGAGATGACCTTGTACTCTTTCTCCCATCCACCGATCTCCGAGAGCGCCTTGGTGCGGTACATGCCAGCGCCGAAATACTGGTTGCCGGCGTGCAGTTCAGCGAGCCACGCTTCGCGCGTGGGCTTGTTCTGCGGCTTCTGGATCGCTTTGAACGGGTGGTCTGCCGTGAAGGGCTTGCCGTCCTCGGTGATGAAGTCCGTCTGCGACGCCACGAACTCGGTCCAGGGGTGTTCCTTGAACTCAAACAGGCAGCGCTCGACAAACGCTGGCGCAAGCACGTCATCGGCGGCGAGCGCTACGAAGAAGTCGCCCGTTGCCCGGAAGGCGAGTTGGTTCATGGCCTCCTGCATGCCGCGGTTCTCATCGAACGCGAGCACCTTGATACGCTGGTCGGTGAAGCCTGCCGCCACGGTCTTGAAGTCGTCGGTGGAGCAGTCGTCCAGAATCAGGATCTCGTCTACCGGGCGCGTCTGCTTCAGCACCGACTCGACCGCGGCCTTCAGGAATCGCGCGTGGTTGTAGCAGGGAATGCCGACCGTCACCTTGCCGTCGCTAGGTGGGACGATGAGCGGGTGCTTTGAGCGAACGTAGTCCAGTTCCTGCTGCGCCCGCGGCCGGCACTTCGCCCGCACCGAGTCGGGGCCGGCGGGCTTGTCCATCGACCAGCGGTAGGGCAGCACCACGCCGACGTAGCCCTGCTCGAAGAACCGGCAGTAAAGCTCGTGGTCGGCAAAGGCGGTGAGCGCCTCGTCCTGCCCGCCGAGTGCGTCCATGACGGACTTCTTCATCATCAGGTTAGCGCCGCCAAGCGGCACATGCTCCAGATTGATGAGGGTCCGTAGCCACGCCTCATTCGAGCGGTTCGAAGCCTTCAGCGCGTGCTGTTCCCACTCGGGCCTGAGCCCCATCGGGTAGGCCACGCCGTCGTTTCCGCCGCCAGGGAGTCCCCACACGCAGTCCACGCCTGGGTTCGCCTCCAGGTATTCAACCTGCTCCTGCAGCTTCTCCTTGGTGATCGTCTCGTCGGCGGCGATCATGCACACGTACTTGCCGGCCGCGTGCTTGAGTGAGTGGTTCGTGCCCATCGGCACGCCGCGGTTCTCATCGAAGCGCAGGTACTTGATCCGCTCGTCTGAGAAGGAATCGATGACCGCTTTAAGGTCTTCGGTCGAGCCGTCGTCTGTGATGATGAGTTCCCAATTGCGGTACGTAGAAGCGACAACGGATGCGATCATTTCTCGCATCCATTCGCTTTGGTTCAAAACCTGGGAACAGATCGATACTAGGGGTGCTGCGGTCGTTTCAGACACGACTCTCCTATGTTGGTAAAGCCCCCGCCCGCTCGTGGCAGGCGGGGGTACGTCGCACGTCTAGTCGATCAGGCCGCAGTTTCTCAACGCAACCGTGATCGTCGAAACCTGATGGATCATGCTCGTCATCGCGGCGAGCGTGGTCAGTCCGGTCATCGAGGTGGTGAGCGTGGTGGTTGCATACGTCGAGGCCGCTCCGACCCCGACGTAGCGCGTTACCGGCGTCGCCCCGTAGAAGCCGATTGGCTCCGAGGAGGCATTGCCGCACATCGCGCCGTCTTCACTTCCGTACGTCAGTCTTTCGTAGGTAGGCATGTCGTCTCTCCTTTATGCCGAAGCGCCGACAACAGCGCAGGCCCACGCCGGGCGAATCGCCGCGAACCCGTACAGGATGTCGATCCGGGTGAGCAGCTCGTCGTTCCTGATGTCGCTCGCCTGCCACACGCGCAGGCTCAGGCCGTCATAGGACTTGCGAACGCACTTCGCCGCATCCGCCATGAGAGGCAGGGCGGCGGTAGCGAAGGTGAACGCATCCTTGTGATACATCAGGCCCAGCGCGTAGGTGGAGTTCGGCGAACCGAGCCACGTCAGCGCCTGCGTAGAGGTCGAAGCGCCGATGCCGCCGACGTTCTGTCTCGGGCCGCTGATGTAGACCGCGGGCGAGATGGTGTACGTCGATACATCGGTGACTCCGACCACCGTGAACTGCTTCAGTTGCGCGTAGGTCTGCTTCGTCTCGGGGTGGACATCGAACACGTTCGCGAGCGTGAACTTCATGCCGACGCCCGCAGAACTCACCGTGAGAAGCGAGATGTTCAGGCTGGTCTGACCGGCGGTCGAGATGTACCCGTTCATCTTCGCGGTGGAGAGCGTGACCGAGGTGGTGTTCGCCATCGACCACACGCGCTCGTTCTCGTAGTAGTCGGCCATTGCTGTCCGAGCTACGAGGCCTTCCCTGAACTGCTCGCTGATGGCGCCGGAGGGGTTGAAGTACGCCGCCGTGCCACTCACGATTTGCTGCATGGTCGCCGAGTTGATCTGGATGCTGCGGCTATTCTTCGGCGCCAGGTTCTCGTTCAGCCGCGTGCGGGCCTGCCCCGGTGCTGTCAGGGACGATACCGCGGTGCCGGCGGTGCCGGCGAAGTTGAACGTGGACTTGGTGCAGCCTTGCAGCACGTCCGAGTCGATGTTGGAGACGAGAGTCGCCATCGCCGGCTCGAGGTGCAGTTTGCTGAACTCGTCAAGATCGAGCGCGAGCTCGCGGCTGTTGAACCGCATGTCCACGCCATCCTGCGTTGCTACGGTCAGCGCGGTGGACTGCTGCGCGCTGTCTTGCACATCCATGACTCTCGTGCCGGTACGCCGCGAATACTGCGACGGGATGCGAATGCGGAGTGTGTCTCCGATCTTCGCGCCCGCTTCACCGAACGACTCGTCGAACTGACGGTTGATCGTGCCGATGAACGTCGCTTTTTCGTGCGCCAGCCGAAGAGCTTCCCTGGTGATCATGTCGATCGTCAGGAGTGTGTTGCTCACGGGTAGCTCCTTTTAAATACCGCTTGTCGGAGCCTTCATTTGCGCGAGCCGTAGACTTGCTTCTGCCGCTTCTTGATCCATGCGCCCACGTCATCGTTGTCCGTTGGAACATCGCTGACGACTGGCGCGGAACCGCTAAGTGGCGTAATCGGAGCCGGCGCTTTTGAAGGCGTTTTCGGCTTCGCAGGTTCGGCGGCGAGCTTGGCTTCCAGCTTGCCAATCTCACGAATCTGAGCGGTGGGAGGGAGGCTTGCGATGCGCTGCGCCTCCTTGATGTTCTTGCCGAGGTGGTAGGCGATCTCCTCGCCGTTGTCGGCTTCCATCACGGCGAGCGCCCAAGGGGCGGTCGGCTTGATGTCGCCAACGATGTCGTGGAAATCGTCATACTTGTCGGTCCCGCGGTCGGTCTTGGCTTCCCAGTCTTTCGAGATGCGCTCCTGAGTCTGCTTCCATGACTCGGTGCGCTGCTTCTCCTGGTGGGCCTTGAGCGCCTTGTCGGATTCGAACTTGGCCTTGGCTGTTGCGTACTCCTCTACGTCCTTGAAGTTCTCGATCCGCGGGGCGCCTGAATCTTCCTGCGGCGCGGCCTTGGAGCGAAACTCATTCAGTTGACGCTCGAGTAGTTCTGCGCGAGCCCTTGCTTCCGCTTCTCTGCGATAAGCCTTGTCGAGCCGTCTCTCGAAACGCCTACCTTGACGTTTCGCCGCCTGCTCGGGCGTTTCCGGGGTTTCACCTTCCGGTGCGGTTGCGGGAGCCTGCTCCGCGGTGTTCTGGGCGGGAGTTACGCCCTCGGCTGGTGCTGCTGGTGGTGCTTGAGGTGGCGCGCTAGGCGCCGCTGCTGGTACTGCAACAACTTCTGACATGGGCCTTGGGCCTCTTATTGTCGCCGCCTGAAGCGCAGGCGTAACGTTGGCGCGGGGTTCTACCAGCGCCTACTGGGAAGTTCAATTGCCCGCTCACGCGCGCACCAGATTGAGCGACTTGGCCGTATCGAACCTGTAGTCGCCGCTGTAGCCGGCGTGCTCCATGACTACTAGCCAATCGGCTTTGGTAAGGATGAGCGTGCCGGTCAGAAACCAGTAGCGCAGCAGCATCAGCCCCTCGATGTCGCCCTCGTCCTCGTAGGCGGCGAGGACGACCCAGGCGTGGCGCCGCGCTACCCTGGCGATCTCGCCAAGGCAGGATATGGCGTCCGCAAGGCTCCCGGCATACGGCGCGCTTGCCGCTATCACGAGGTCGTAGCTATCGGCCACAAACGGCAGGTCCGTGAACGGCGAGATATGCAGCGGCACCTCGGAGCACCAGGCGGCGTACATCGAAGGCTCTACCCCGTCCGCCTTGACACCGCGCATTCGCAATTCCCGAACCAAGTAGCCCTTGTGCGCGTTCACTTGCAGGACGCTCTGCGGCGTGTACTCTTCAATGATCCGCTCGGCAATCGGCCCCCAGCGCCCGTCGTCCTTCATGCCGCCGTAGCCGTTCTCCCTGCGCCCGTCGTAGAACTCGTGATCCCGATACGACGCAATGATGCGGTTCTGAATGGTCCGCAACGTCGGGCTTACCAGCCGCGGCTCGCTCGGCTCCGGGTAGCCGGCGAAGGCATCGTATTCACGCCCCATTGATCTTCTCCCTCACCGCCTCCTCGGTGATCCCGTGCGCCGCCAGAACGTCGGCGTGCGTCCCGTAGATGTGGATGAACTTGTCCTTGAGCGAGATGTGCTCGATGGCGCAGCGCGCGTTGATCTCATAGGCTAGCGAGCGCACCGCCTCTCCCAGCCCGCCGCGCGCCACCATCTCTTCGAGCACCACGACCAGGGGATAGCGCCGCAGGATCGTCCCCAAGCCGTCAATGTCCAGCGGCTTCATCGTATGCACCGACACCACCGCTACGTCCTGCCCCTTGGTCGCCTCCATAGCGAGCTTGAGAATCGGCCCGTAGCCGATCACGCACGCCTCGCGCCCGCCTCGCAGGTAGCGCACTTTCCCGAAGCGCCACGGCTCCGGGGCGTCCGCGCTGAGGTCGGGCTCTCCCGCCTTGCCGAGGCGCAGGTACACGGGCCCATCGTTCTGATGCGCGCACCACGCCGTAGCGGCGCGTGTCTCCTGCGGGTCGCAGGGCGCTATCACCCGCATGTTCGGGATAGCGCACGCGAGCGCCACGTCCTCCATTGCGTGATGCGTGCCGCCGAGCTGCGCATACGTCACACCGCCGCCGACTCCCACCACCGTTACAGGAAGTCCCTGGTAGCACAGGTCGTCCCGCACAAACTCATACGGTCGGAACAAGGCGAATGTCGCAATGGAGTACGCGAACGGACGTAGGCCGCGCATCGCCATGCCGGCGCACATGCCGATCATGATTTGCTCGGCCACCCCCGTATTTACGACCCGCTTCGGATGCTCGCGCCTGAAGTCGAGCATCGAGCCTGCCGCGAAGATGTCCGCGAGCACGAGCGCCAATCGCTCGTCTTTGGCTGCAGCGGCGCAGAAAGTGTCCGAGAACGCGGTCCTCATAGCTCGGCTAGCGCCTGCTGGTACTCCTGCGCTGTCGGGCTGCGGTAGTGCCACTTCTGCGGGTCGGCCTCCATGTAGGGGACGCCTCGGCCCTTGGTGGTGCGGCAGATCATTGCAAACGGTCGTTCCCACGGCATAAGTTCTTGCCGCATATCGTGCTCGTCGTGTCCGTCACATTCCACCGAAAACCATCCGAACGCATTGAATTTCTCTACCACCGGATACACCGCCG